AAAAATATAATTTCATACTCATTCCCTCAAGAAGTTAGAAGGAAGTTTCCATTTAGATATAAAGCAAACTTTGGCAACCTGGTTAATAATGTGGTCCAAAGATTGTTAGCAGATGTTTTATATAAAACTAAAACAATAAAAGAAACAGAATGGGAGAGAGATATAAAGGTTTGTTTCGATAATGAATTAAAAATAATAAATCAAAATCCACCTGTAGACGCAAAAGATAAATACGGCAGAGAAGCAATGATTAGATTTGCGATGGATTGTATTCCAATTACAAAGCAAGTTGTAAAAGAAATTGTTCGTAAAGAAAAATTAGTTTGTGAAAGATATGTTGAACTAAAAGAATTTGATATGATCAAACATATACTTGGTCGTATCGATTATGAAACTAAAACAAAATTTATAGAATTAAAAACTAAACCACCTAATTTAAAAAAGATTAAAGGTAAAGAAGAGTGGAACATGGTAACTCAAGAGCTGCCAACTGAACCCACAATTGAAAACCTAACACAGACTTCATTCTACTACATGGCAACAAAAAAGAAACCATACTTAGTTTATGTAAATGATAAAGAGTATGTCATCTTTGATCAAAGTCATGAGTTAATGAAGGATGATCATTTGAAACATCTTTATTACAAAATGATAGATAAGATTTTGTTATGGGAAAGAATGATTATGTTCTGCGAAGGTGACATAGAGAAGTTAGCTGCTATGATGGAGCCACCAGAAATAAATCATTTCTTTTATTATAAAGATTTAGCAGATGAGCAAAAACAACTAATCAATAAACTATGGGGTATAAAAACATGAAAAACCAAAACATGAAGATCTGGGATTTTTTAAGTAAAACAAATCCAGAATTCACTAAACCTTTTTCAAAGTTTGGTGGCAAAACATTAACAACGATAGATCCACATTATCAAATACAGATGATGACCAATGCGTTTGGTCCAGTAGGTAAAGGGTGGTCTTACCAAGTTGAATACAAATACTTAGACAAGTTAGTCTTTGCGGAAGTTTCAATTCAATATTTCTTAGACAACAAATGGTATGCATTTGGTCCAGTATCCTCTGTACAAAGTCTAGCAAAAAAGAATGGTGGTTTAGATGATGAAGCACCTAAGAAAGCTATGACGGATGCAATGACAAAAGCATTTAGTCACCTGGGTATGAGTGCAGATGTATTCCTGGGAATGTTTGAAAACAATAAGTACGTTGAAGATTTGAAAAAAGAATTTTCACAAAAACAAAATTCTGTGGTGCAAACTACAGAACCTGCATACATGGATGACACTGTGGATGTAGATGAGATAAAGAACGAGATCTCTGCTGCTAAAACTGAAAAACAATTTTATGCAGTAAAGAATAAATTGAGACTCAAAGTTAATTATCTCAAAAACAATAACTTCAAAGCATACGAACAGATAAGGGATTATACTCGTAAGCATGAAGCAACACTAACCAATAATCAACAATAGTTGATATAACCAAGGAGACAATATGTCTGAACAATCAGAAAAAATATACATTAACCTAGTCAAGAACAAAGATTGGAAGTCACCAAAAGATAAACTTCCTGTCTATGTTGGTCCAAAAAATATGAAGCATCCAGATAAGAACTGGACCATTGGAGTCAACATAAATGGTAAATGGTATAATCAAGCTGCCTTTCCTGCGAAGGATCAAGACGGCAATGTCAAAGAAGGAGAGATGACAGTTATTCTTACACCAAGCGGAGCAAGTAAAAATACTATTGCAAATGCTTCTAGCGGTGGTAATAACGAATATACTTTCTAACTTCAGACCTCCTAAAAGTCGTCTGTTCCCTAGTCGGAAAGTATCTAGCAGGGTGGGGTTTTTTTCCCTTTTCTATCGTTTTCCCCACTCTGCTAAAAAAACTTATGACAGATAATATTAAACAACCACCGCATTATACTCAATATAAGATAGAGCCAATAGACTTTATTATTGCTAATGATTTAGATTTTTGTACTGGAAATATAATTAAATATGTTTTGAGATATAATTTAAAAAATGGAGTAGAGGATCTTAAAAAAGCAAGACAGTATATAGATTTTTTAATAGAAAAAAAAGTTGAAAAAAGTAAAAAATTATGACAAAATTTAAAAGAATTATCAATGGAGAGTGTTCATTTCAAATGATCGAACTCTTTGATGATGTAGAGAAAGCTGCAAATAACTCGAACAGAGGAGAATTTGTAGAATGTAAGATCAATAATTTAAAAATTGATTTTACAAAAGTAACAAAGGAGCATGATGGAACAAATCCGATTGCGTCTGCAGAAGCTGAAGGATCAACAACAAAAAAAACACGAGAAGTATCTGGAAGCGAAACAGAAAGTAAATAAGTATCAAAAAGATTCTTATGCTTTACTTTGGAAAATCGAGCAGACAAAAGAAGAGTTAATGAGAACTAGCTAATCATTAACTTTATAATTGAAAAAAACGTAAACAAACTGTAGGGGATCTATGACCATAAACGTAAGTCAACACTATCAAAAGCACATAAAAAAATTAAATAACAATCACTTTATATATAAAGTTAAGAAAGCGTTTTACCTTCTTACGAGCCAAGAAGAAAGATTATATGAGGTAGGGTTCTCGGAAGGATTTCTTTATGCTGCGGATCTCCTAAAGAAAAATCAACCAATTGTAGATAGTAATTTAAAAAGAAAGATTGGCGTTAAATATAAAAACGCAAACATGGAAACTGTAAACAAAGCTATCGATAGAGTTTGCAAAATATGTTTGGTTAGTAAGCATGATATTTTTAGTAAAGGTAGAACTAGAGATGTTGTTAGAGCAAGAAGCATTCTTTATAATTTATTACATGAAAGTTATAACATTAGTATCTCATCTATGAGTCGAGTCTTTAATCAAGATCATACAACAATCATTCATTCTTTAAGAAACAAAGAAGATAAGAAAAGATATTGGGATGAGGGTAATACTATCTGGGATGAGTTTCAAAAACTACAAGAAGAAGATCTGCAAGATCAAGCGTAACTTCTATACTTTCTAACTTTAGAAGCTATAGATTTAGGTTGTTTACTAAATTGTTTACCAGATCTTTTAGCACGTCTTTTTGCTGCAGTAGTTCTAGCATACTCTGAAGCAGATAAACTTTTTATTGCTGCGCTTGGTAAATATCTTTCTCCAGTAACACTAGATTTTTTTCCAGACTTAGTTCTCCATTTCTGTTTACCCCAAGCCTTTAAACTTCTTTGTCTTTTAGATAGTGCCATTACCTGTAACCGCCACCTTTAGCTTTATAAGTTTTAGCAAGTAACTGAGCCTTTCTTGCAGACCATTGACCTGCAGCTGTACCCATAGTTTTACGAGCCTTGATTGAGTTAAACAATCTTTTTCTTAAAGCCGGTTTAGTATAATTACCGGCTTTGTTGACACTACTTTTTTTTGGCATTTTTCTTTTTCTTTTTCATCTTCGATGCAAGAATTTTTTTCTTCAGTGCAGGTGGAAGAGTTTTTTGTTTAGATGTTAACATTAGTATTTACCTTTTGATTTCATCTTCATACCTTTTTTCTTAGCGTATGCTTTTGCTTTTTTCTTACCAGCTTTCGTATAGCTGAACTTCTTTTTTCCGACCATTGGCATTTTGTTTCTCCTTTAATTTACGTTCACAATAATTGTCAAAACAAGAACCATCTTTCCCATCATGACAAAAATATTTCTTAGTATGGGTTATAATCCATCCCCCTTCATTACTCAATAGTTCTTTGTTACATTCTTCACAAACACCACAGAGTCTTACTACGTTTTTTTTATTCCATCCTTTTTTTTTCATATTAACATTTCCATCTACGTCTAGCTTGTCTTAATCTTGAATTAGGATTCTTAGCTGCCTTTGGAAATTTTTTCATTTGACCTGCGGATCTAGCGCAATAACTTTTTCTTCGTTTAGCTGCAGCTGAACCTTTTTTAACTTTACCTGTAACTGCAGTTTTTAATTTAGATCCGGGATTATCTCTTCTATATC